ATCAAAAGATCGGCTAACCAACGTTGAGCAAAAATCCTTCAACAAATTTGACTTGATGATTTTAAAACTCAAGAAACTTCTAGAAAAGTTGCCTGGTGGTAAGACCAAGTTTGCTTCATATGCAGCTGCGTTGTTATTACTTAAAGAGGGTGAAGAGATTGGTGATAACGACGAATTGCTCTCGGAAAGACTTGACGCATATCTTGCTGGAGAGAACAGTAATCTCGTAGAAGAGATTTGTGAAAGTTCAAATCTAGGGCCGAAGATAGCCTATCTTCAAGACGAGTATGGTAAATCGTTCGTCAATTCTGCACTCCAAATCAAAGCACAGAAAAAGAAGGTTAGCGAACTTAAGAAGAAACTTGACGCATTCGGTGGGAAGAGTTCGGTGGGTTTGACTTCCGATGAAACACGAGCCAACCCCAAGTGGAAGTCAACAAAATCACAATTAGACGTTGAGTTTAAAAAGTTGCAAAATATGAACTCTGTGATGACAAAAACGTTTGGTAAAGAAATGCGAGATTTGAGGAACAACGATAGGAAAGCATATCAAGAATTGTTCGTCAAAGAAGAAATCGCTAATAATGTGGGTGGCGGTAATATTGCAGGAATGGATCGTGGTAAGCCTGTAGCGAAAGTTCGTCGTAAAAAGTTTGCTGAACATGATGTTTTCGTTGTTGACTCCGATCGTTATATGAAATCTAGGTTTGGTAAGAAGAAGTATCGCCCATACGAAGAGTGTGTTGGTGACGATGAGATTGGATGTGCTATACGCGAGTACGGTCTGAAAAACCCCAACAAACCTATCATCATTGAAGATGAAACTACCGGTGCTATGATATTTCTCCGTTACGGTAAAACTGGAATATTTACCGACAAATAACTTGACATAACTGGTATTTTTTGTTATTATATCAACTCGAAATACGAGTGTAATATTATGAGCATGTGGCTAGATCAAAAGTATGTTGGTATACTATCTATTCATTTAGATCAATTTAAACGCAAAGGTGGTTATAACTTCAACTTCCGGTGTCCGATATGCGGCGACAGTCAAAAAAATAAGACTAAGGCCCGAGGATACATATTTGGACAGAAGGGTGGGTTGTTCTATAAATGTCACAACTGCCAAGCTGGTATGTCATTAGGAAACCTAATAAAAGCTGTGAACACCAATCTATATCGTGAGTATTCTTTGGAAAGGTATGCGTCGGGAGAAACTGGAAAGAAGGCGCACAAAGAGCACAGTTTTGTGTTCAAGCCTGTAAGATTTGAGAGCAATCAGAAATCACTTTTTGATACAGTTCTAAAACCTATAAAAAATTTTGATAAAGATCACGAAATCATCAAATACGTGCATTCTAGAAAAATCCCAAGTCATAGATATAATACACTATACTATGTTGAGAACGTACAGGACCTAAAAAAGTTGGCGTCAGGATATGATGACAAGATTGTGACCAGCGAACCTAGATTGGTGTTACCCTTCTATAACAGAAAAAATAAATTAGTTGGGCTATCCGCGAGAGCGATTCGGGGCGAACAGTTTCGCTATATAAATCTGAAGATTGACGATAATGATCCTATGATTTTCGGTATTGACAAGGTTGACACAAATGATGTGATATATGTAACTGAAGGGCCTTTAGATAGCCTGTTCCTTCCAAACTCGGTTTCGGTGGGTAATGCAAATCTCAGGGTTGCGGCAGAACATCTACCAAAAGAAAAGCTTGTTTTGATATATGATAATGAGCCTAGAAATAAAGAGATAGTCAAAAACATACAACGATCTGTCAATGACGGATTTAGTGTTTGCGTCTGGCCTAAATCTTATAAAGAAAAAGATATAAACGACATGATAATGAAGTCGAGCACCACAGAAGAAGAACTTCTTTCTACTGTGAAAGACAGAACGTTTGTTGGACCAAGATTATTGTTAGAATTTAACAGTTGGAGAATATAAAAAACAATGAAAGATGAACTACATGGTATCAAAGTAGACTATTCACGAGATGAGTTATTTGACGAGTTGGGAATAAAAAGACTCAAAGAGTCGTATATGAAAGATGATGAGGTTTCGCCGCAAGAGAGATTTGCGTTTGTTAGTTCGAAGTTTGGGAGTAACCCAGAACACGCACAAAGATTGTATGACTATAGCAGCAGACACTGGTTGTCGTACTCAACACCAATTTTATCATTTGGGAGAAGCAACACAGGATTACCCATTTCGTGCTTCCTTCCATACCTTCATGATAGTGCAGAGGGATTGGTTGAGTGTTTGTCTGAAGTTAATTGGCTGAGTATGCTGGGTGGTGGTGTGGGTATCGGTGTTGGTATTCGTAGTTCCGATGAAAAGTCTGTGGGCATTATGCCGCACATAAAAACTTATGACGCTAGTTGTTTAGCGTATCGACAGGGGAGAACTCGCCGAGGAAGTTACGCAACGTATCTTGATATTTCACACCCTGACATCATTTCTTTTCTTGAGATGAGGAAGCCCACGGGTGATCCTAATATGCGAGCATTAAACCTGCATCACGGTATCAACATCACAGACGATTTTATGAACGTCATAGAAAAATGTATGATTGACAATAATTATGATGATACTTGGGAACTTAAAGATCCGCATAACGGTGAAGTCAAAGACACGATATCAGCCAAGTATTTGTGGCAGAAGATTATCGAGAATAGAATGCTGACGGGTGAGCCCTACATGCACTTTATTGATACGTCTAACGAAGCGATGCCACAAGCACAGAAAGATTTGGGGCTATCTATCAAGCAATCAAACTTATGTAGTGAAATCATTCTACCTACCGATAAAGATAGAACTGCTGTGTGTTGTTTGTCTTCATTGAATCTTGAGTATTATGACAGTTGGAGTAAGAACTCATTATTCTTACGTGATGTTGCTGAAATGTTGGATAACGTTCTGCAGTATTTCATTGACAACGCGCCGGCAGGAATCTCTCGTGCAAAGTATAGTGCTATGCGCGAGAGATCTATTGGTATTGGTGCTCTGGGTTTCCATGCATATTTGCAGTCGAAGAACCTTGCTTGGGAGAGTGCTATGGCAGTCTCAGCCAACAACAGAATGTTTACCTATATAAGTAAGAAACTGAATGAAGTAAATCTAGAACTAGGCGAAGAGCGTGGCGTTGCACCCGATGCTAACGGCACAGGCAAACGGTTTAGTCACATGATGGCAATCGCACCAAACGCAAGCAGTTCTATTATTATGGGAAACACCTCACCATCTATCGAACCGTATCGAGCAAATGCTTACAGACAAGACACGCTTTCCGGATCGTTCTTACATAAGAATAAGTACCTTGATAAGATAATCGCGGATGCTGCCGAAGGGAAACCTGAAAACTGGTATGATGATGTTTGGAGTTCCATTATTGCAAACGATGGTTCTGCTCACCACTTGACATGGTTGGAGGATTATCAAAAAGACGTGTTCAAAACCTCAATGGAAATTGATCAGCGATGGATTGTGCAACACGCATCCGATAGACAGCAATTTATTGATCAAGCACAATCTTTGAATTTATTTTTTAGACCAGATGCAAATTTGAAATACATTCACGCAGTGCATTTTATGGCGTGGAAACAAAAGTTAAAGACGCTTTACTATTGCCGTTCGGAGAAGATCGGAAAGGCAGATAAAGTTGCTAAGAGAATAGAGAGAGAGGTAATTAAAGAGTTGGATATGAGTGCCATCATCGATGGTGATTTGTGTCTCGCGTGTGAGGGATAATATGAAAAATCAAGAATTAGTTTTAACGGACGAAAGATCTTATTTCAAACCATTTAACTATCCGTGGGCGTATGATGCGTGGCTGAAGCATGAGCAAAGTCACTGGCTTCATACAGAAGTTCCTATGGTGGAAGATGTAAAAGATTGGAAGAAAAAACTTACAGAAGAAGAAAGATATTTTTTAACAAACATCTTCAGATTTTTTACGCAGGGTGACATTGATGTTGCTGGTGGATACGTAAAGAATTATTTGCCATATTTTCCTCAACCAGAAGTTCGAATGATGCTCATGGGGTTTGCTGCTCGTGAGGCGCTGCATATCGCAGCATACTCGCATCTTATCGAAACTATTGGTATGCCAGAATCTACTTATTCAGATTTTCTTGAGTATCAAGAGATGAAAGAAAAGCACGACTATGTTCTTGAAATATCTTCAAAGAACGGTGATAGGGCGTCGACCGCCACCCACATAGCAGTATTTTCTGCGTTTACAGAAGGAATGCAACTGTTCAGTTCATTCATTATGTTGTTGAACTTTCCTCGGCACGGTAAGATGAAGGGTATGGGGCAGATCGTTACTTGGTCTATTGTTGATGAAACAATGCATGCTGAGTCTATGATCAAACTGTTCCGCACCTACATCGAAGAAAACAGAGACATCTGGACCGATGAACTAAAAGGTAAAATTTACAGTATTGCAGAACGGATGGTGGAACTGGAAGACAAGTTCATTGACCTAACTTTTAGTATGGGTGAAATGGAAGACCTAACTCCGGAGCAAGTGAAGAAATATATTCGTTACATTGCTGACAGGAGGCTGATTAGTTTGGGAATGAAAGGTTTATTTAAAGTGAAACGCAATCCATTGCCTTGGGTTGAGTCTATGATCAACGCACCGACACACACAAACTTTTTTGAGAACCGAAGCACAGACTATGCAAAAGGTGCTATGGTAGGGAAGTGGGATGATGTCTGGGGTGATGCGTCTAAATAGAGGAGTATGTATGAAATCAATCAAAGTATTTTGCGAGGAGTGCAACTCAGAATTCCAGATAGATTATGTTGATACGGCAGTAGAAGCTAAATTCTGCCCGTTTTGTGCTGAGACTCTAGATGAAGATCTTATGACTGAAGCAACAGCAACTTTTGAATGGCCGGAGTTTGACGGCTGGGAGAATCCGGAGGAAGATGATTTGCTAAAGAGCTAATGTGGAAATATAAAAATCAAGAGTTTATGTCTGAAATGATTGGTGACTCTTATGGATTCGTCTATGAGATCACCGACACAGAAAATAAAATGAAGTATATTGGTAAGAAGTGGTTTTGGAGCACGAGGAAAAAACCCCCGCTGAAAGGCAAAACCCGAAAGCGTATAATAAAAACCGAATCCGATTGGATGAAGTATTACGGGTCGAGCGAAGAAGTCAAACTCCTAGTTGAGCAGGAAGGTACCGAAAGATTTGCACGAGAGATCTTGAGGTTGTGTAAGACTAAGGGCGAATGTAGCTATTGGGAACTAAAATATCAGCTGGAATATGATGTTCTATTGAAGCCCGATGAGTACTACAATTCTTTTGTTGGAGCAAAAATACACAGGAACCATGTAATATGAGTGAAATTATGAAAGAATCTAACGTAGTAAGAAATCCAGTACCAATTGGGTTTATCTTCAACATATACCTCAGCGGTGATATCAAATCATCTGAAGAATATCTTGATGCTTTTGAGGTAATAAGAAACGCACAGCAGAATGATATCGTCTACATCCACATCAACTCACATGGCGGTGATGTTTCCACAACCATACAGTTTATTCGTTGTATGGGAGATTCTAAAGCGCACATAGTATGCTCGGTTGAAGGCTACTGCATGTCAGCAGCGACTATGATATTTTTGTGCGGAAACTCTTTTGAGATTTCTGACCATTCTGTCTTTATGTTTCACGATTATTCCGGCGGCACGTTTGGCAAGGGTGGAGAAATGTACGATCAAATTACACACGAGCGAAAATGGACCGAGGGCATCCTCCAAGACATCTACCAAAACTTCCTTAACAAAGAAGAACTGGAATCTTTGATTGGTGGTAAGGACATTTGGATGACTGCAAAGGAAGTGTCATCGAGATTGCAGAAACTCAACAAACTCGAAGAAGAAAAAGACAAGAGAAAATCAAAAGCTAAAAAAACTAAATAGTGTATAAATCTACGGAGACTATCATGTTACAAAAAATCAAAGAGTTCTTTTTCGGGAAAAAAGAAGTTCCCGTTGTCGAGGTTCCAAAAAAAGCTCCAGCTAAGAAAGCAGCAGCTAAAAAAACACCCGCCGCTAAGAAAACGCCAGCTAAGAAAAAGCCTGCGGTGAAACGACCTTCAGCCGCTAAGAAAAAAGCAGAGTAACTGATGGCACAGGAGGGTTTTTTATACGAAGCCAATGTAGCGAAGTGTCTACAAGACTACGGTTTAGTTAAAAAAAACTATGTTCCTGCAGGCGCATCTTCGGATCGACCAGACTTAGATCTTTTTATAAAAGGCATAGAGTATGGGTGCGAATTAAAAAAAGATTTGGCGTCTGCGGGCTCCCTTGTCATAAAATACAATAATGCGGCCGCATCTTTTTCTTTTGGTGACACGAATGGTGCTAAAGAAAAAGAATTTATGAAAGGTTTGGGTGTTACTAATAAGGTGCTTGCCGCCATCAAATCGAAGTGGAAAAAGAAACTTTGGATTGCCGAAGATCGGGATGAAAAGTGGGTAAAAAGATGGGAGGATGCTGGCCAGCCTGACGTTAAGGAAAGGTACAGTCAAGACCTGAAAAACTGTCCAGACATATTTTTTGACTTACCGTCAGACACTATCGAAAAATATTATAACCTAAAAGACACATATTACCTGAATGTTGGTACGCATGGTTTTTTCCTATTGGGGCCTAAAGATCCAGCAAAAATGAACGTCAAAACCACACCCAAAATCCCCAGATGGTCAAACTCCCATCGAGCAGTTCTTAGAATTCGCATACAATCTAAGGGTGTAACAAAAGCTCTCGCTCAAGAGAAGAGTTTAAAGAGGCCCACCGGAGGGCAAGGCTACCAAATAACGATGGAAATACAGTTCAAATCTGTCGCAAAATCGCCGTACAATATCGGTCCAGTCTCAAAAGGCAGTGCAAGTATCATAAAAGGTTTGGTAAAACTGCCATAAAAACTTGACATATGCTCCAAAATCATGTAGAATTACATAGTAATTTGATGATAAGGAGTGGTTATGCAGGTACGTCAGGAGGTCACAGACTGGTCTAAGGCCGATTATAGGGTTCCCCAACACATTTACATCACCTCTGGGTCGATGCTCGTGGGATACGTCCCAGAGGGCACCACAGAAGCGATTATTTTCTCAAATCCAAAAAAACAGTGGAGCCCCTCTCGCCGAAAGTTCCGAAATCTCACCAAAGCCGAGATTAGAGGAATATCTGGAATATAATGTATTCCAAAATTTCATCAAAAAACGCTTGAAATTTGACCCATATTGTGCGATAATAAGTACTTAATCAATCAGAAATGAGAAATGATATGGATTTATCTGTTTCGGCTATTAGATGCGGTGTCAAGGATTATGTCTCAGAGCAGAACCAAGATCACTGGATTGGTACTGCTTATGAAGGATATAAGTTTTTAGGTAACAAACAAAAAGGACAGTTTGGTGAAAAGATTATTGACGATTTGTTCAGAAGTCTCGGATGCAAAGTAACCAAACCTAGCAATACCGGACACGACTCTGTAGTCAACGGTATTCGCATGGAATATAAGTTCTCATTGTCTCAACAGAAGAATGGTATCATTCAGAAGAACTCATGGATGATGAATCATGTTGCTGAAGGTAAAGATTGGGAATGGCTGCTCTTTGCCGGTGTTAATCCTGAGGGCACTGATGATGTTGTAGGGTTGCTTTCTAAAGAAAACTTTGTTAAAATACTCAGAACAGAAAATGAGATTAAGATGAAAGTTCGTGCCAAAGGACAGTTACGTAACAAGTTTTTTGGTGCACAACAAGGTGGTAATAAAGCAGACAATGACGATTGGATGAGTGGTTCTAGATCATTGGTCGCTTTATTAAATTCAGAATATATGATAGGAGTTGACGAATGGTTGCAGACTTACGGTTAGGAAATTGCTTAGAAATTCTACCAACGCTGCCTGATGACAGTGTGGACATGTTGATGGTAGATCTACCCTACGGTACTACTGCTTGTAAGTGGGATAGTATCATACCTCTAGATGAATTGTGGAAACAATACAATCGCATCTGTAAGAAGAATGCTGCTATGGTATTTACGGCTCAACAGCCATTTACGACCACCCTAGCCTCGTCTAATCTTAAAAATCTACGATACGAGTGGATCTGGGAGAAGCCTCAGGGTACGAATCCAATGAATGCTAAAGTGATGCCTCTCAAAGCACATGAAAATGTGTTAGTGTTCTATCGCGCTAAACCCACCTATAATCCTCAAATGTGGTTGTCCACACCATATGGTGGTTTTAAATCAGATACCGCCAAAATTGGTGAAGTCTATGGTTCAGCACAATCAAAACATCGTGACAATCCAGAGGGCACCAGATACCCCAAAAGCGTCCAGAAATGGAAACAAGAGAAAGGTTATCATCCTACTCAAAAACCCGTTTCCATGATGGAATATCTCATTAAGACGTATTCCAACGAAGGTGACACGGTGCTTGATAATACAATGGGTAGTGGCACCACTGGTGTAGCCAGTATCATGTCAAAACGAAATTTTATTGGTATTGAAATGGATTCAAATTATTACGAAATCGCCAAAAAACGCATCTCCGAAGTAGAAAATATCGCCACTCTTAATAACTTTTTAGCATAAGCATATAACAAAACAGTCTAAAAAACCGCTTTACAACCACCTCAATACCTGTTATAATATGTTTTTAATCAATGAGAGATCGAACTATGTCTTACTTAATTCACCAGTTTCACCTGTCAGATGCTGCCCGAGATCACCTGAATTCAGTTGGTTGGAGTGGGGACTTCGGAGAGTTTCCTGAGATTGTAATCCAGCGCGATGTCAAATTCGGTGGTTCTGAGAAATTTGAACCTTGGATGTCAGATCACTTCGCTTCAGTTGCCCGTGTAACCGGTGTCGAC